CTACTTTGTCGAAATTACTTTCTTCAATAAATTTTCTTAAAGTATTCACGAAGTGCCAGATTGCCCCAATATGTCTAGCATTATGGTAATAATCCTTAACTCCGTGAAGTCCTATTTTAAATAGGTTGTTTCCGTCAACCAATAATGTTTTAATCACTTTTTGTTTTTTAGTCTTCCAAACTATCTACAACTTCTTCATCTAATAAAATTTCCCCTGTACCTGAAAGAACAGCATTCCAATAACTAGAATATTGTTTTTTATATTCTTCCAAAGCCTCTTTTGTATCGGAAATATAACCTTGTGGTACGGCAATAATTTTACCATCATTATAACCCAAACCATTTACGTGATTTTTAATAATCGATATTTTGGTTCTAATAGCATATCTAACAGTTCTACCATTTTTAGTTGCGGTAATATGATTAATACCTGCTTTCTTTTGATTTCCAAATAGAAAAACTAAAGAAGATGCCAACCACAATGCCTCTCCACCTTTCGCCTTAATCTCAGGTTGTCCAAATGGATTGTCAGGTAAATCAACCCAAGGTTGATTAACTACTACCATAGTATTATAATAAGGATAATCTTCTTTTTTTGATTTAGATATTCTTGAATGTACTCCCATTCCTATTCTATCCGCTAAAGCAGATGCGTTGTGCATTTTTCCACCTTTACCTTCAAAGGTCATTTTACATGGGATTGACCCAACAGAATCCCATAAGAATAATAAACTATATGGTAATTCTCCTTTTTCTTGAGCATCTAAAACTTCATTTATAAAATCAGTTGCTTGTTCAATATAATCAAAACTATCATTAAAAATAAAATCACCGTCCCACTCCCCTTGTTCATTTTGTTCTGCTTTTAATCCAAGTTCAACCGCATGAGACCAACTCCATTTCTTTTCAGTAATTATGAATACGGGTAGATGTCCTTTCTTTTGAGCGTCAACTCCTGCCAAAATCATGGCGGTTGTTTTACTACTATTAGAGTGCCCTAAGAACATATTAATACCTCCCATAATAGGACCTGGTAACCCACAAGCTCCCATAAAAGCATCTCCACAACTATAATAACTCTCTGGTTTATATTTAGTTTTTGTGGAGAACTTAGATTTTATGGAATCTAAAGTTATTTCTTTTTTCTTAATCGCCATAATTATTCGTATTTATAGAATTCTTTAATTGTTTCTAATTTGTCTTTTGCGTTTGCAATCTTTTCAACAAGTTTATCCATTTCTTCAATATGTTGTGGATGTTCTCCAATTCCAACAGGTGAAGTAAAATAAACAAGTAGTGATGCCTCAGCCTCTAAAGCTTGTGATTCGTATTTGGCACATAAAGCCTTATACATTTTTTCTGTAATTTTGTTTTCGTTATTCGTCGCTTTCATAAGTTAAATGTAATAAAGCGTGGACGATTTGTCCACGCAATGATTAATAAATTTTAAAATGGCATATCTTCATCAGGTTCTGCGTCAGCCTGTGGGTCTTTTGTAGATTTTTTACTACCCATATCAATTGTTTGTTCGTCAGAATTTCCATAAACGTATTTACCCGCATCTGAATCCCAACGTGGAGTCTCTCCTCTTGCAATTGCCTCAAGATATTCTTCAGGTTTTTTAGAGTATACATCTTCCCAAGTTAATTCGTCATTAACCCAAGAATCGCCTGTTTCTTTCTTTTCGTGAATCGGTGCCGGGTCATCATACATAATTGTTTGAATTACTGTATATACCGCTCCGTTTGGTGTTTTTGCTTTGGTTAACTCAAGAATAATATCTCTACCTTTTTCAGGGTCTGTGATGTCTCCTTTTGCTCTCCAAATTGGAATAATTTTATCTAAGATTCCTTCATTTTTATAGTTGTGTTTGAATCTCCAGAATTTAACTCCATCAGATTCGTTATCTCTATCAACAACTTTAACAATATAAAACTTACGTGGTTTGTATTGTGTTGCCAACTTCTTATCAGACTCTTTTCCTGTTGCCATTAATTCTTCATAAACCTCAGTTAAAGGAGAACGTTCGTTGTCATTTTTACCTGGGTCGTAGAATTTTTGCCATTTACCATCTACCTGAACTTCGTGAAACCAAACTTCTTTGAATGGTGAAGAGCCGTCTTTTGTTGGTAGAATTCTTAATCGTTTTTGTCCTTGTTTTTCGTTGTCTTTAAGGATTGCCGCGAAGTATTTTTTCATCCTTTCGTCTTGAGACATTTTAGAGGTGGATGATGACCCCTGTTTTGAATTTTCGTACTGCGCCAGTACCGCGTCGAGTGAATTGTTTGTCGCCATTTTTTCGTGTTATTTAATTGTTTATGATAAAATATAAGTGTCAGCCTTTGTAATGTCAAATTAGTTGGGGAATTTCATCCCCATTACTTAATATTTAAATTGGTTAAATGCGTTTGGTTCATCGTCTCTACCTTCTTCAAAGTTTCTAAAACTTTTTTTAACCTCTGATGGAGAAAAATCTTCAACTTCATCTTTTGTTAAGATATATTCTTCTCTACCTTGTTTTTCAAAATCGTCTTGTTTATCTTCAAAATATTGCGATAATTTCTGATTAAAAGGTCCTGAATCCAAACTTCTTAATTCTAATTTTTCTTCAGGTGTTTTTGTTCTATATTTTTCAACTTTCGCTTCAATATCATTTAGTTTGTTAACAATCATATCCATATTGGATAATTTTTCCTCTAAATCACTTAAAGATTTAAATAAATTATTAAAATATTCTTCTTGTTTATCCTCAACATTTTTTTGAGAGTTGACTAAATCAGTAATATCTAATTCTTTCTTATCCTCTTTTTCGTCACCTATTTTTTCAACATCAGGGTCGGTTGTGGTGTCTACAGGTGCTGGTGGAGGTGTTGATTCGGCAGGAGGAGCCCCCGCTGCCGCGTCTACTGGAGGTGGTGTCACCGCGTCGGTTGGTGGTGCGTCAGTTGGTGCTGCCGCTGCGGCATCTGCCGGAGGTGGAGGTAATTCCGCCATTTCTTGCTCGTTAATATAGTTATTAATACGTTTGTACCTATTAATTTCTTCTAATATTTTTTTATCTATACTCATTTTAATTATCCATTTAATAATTGTTTTATACCTGTAGTGGTTTCAACTTGGATTCTTTTATTAGTCTTCATAGTGTTATCTACCCTTTCAATAAGACCGTCTTTCATTCTAACCGTATAACACTCTCCAGTGTCTAAATCACAAACTTGTTTAGAACCATTTCCTAAGTCTTTTTCAGATGTTCTTGTGTTTTTACCAAGATAACTATCTAATATTAATTTTGTATTCATAATCTTTTTATTTATAAATATCTAATAATAATAAAAAATTATTTTTATCTATTTTTTAATGTGTTAAATAAATTAACCGCATTATTAATTATATTCGTGTAATTATCTCTATCAACAGAATTAAGCGAATTGTAAGCGTTATTGTTAGTTTTGGCGTCATAATTATTAACTATGAATTTAGTAATATCCGTTATATTATCTTTAACGGAAACGACTCTAGATTCCCATTTATTTTTCAATAAGGAAATAACTTTCACTTCATTTTCAAAAACCGCATTTACGGTGTTTCCAAGAGCACAATAAAATTTCTTTGACAGATTTTCTTCTCCGTTTGCCCCCCAATTATTGTTCGAGTCTAAAAAAATTCCTGCGTAATTATTGTTAACAGATGTGAATCTGTTAGTGTTTGAATTATCCAATGAGCTAAAGTATATTCTGCAGAATATTAATTTTTGTAACATAACATTTGGTGTTGTATCTACAATTTTTTTATACATATCACTAACATTTATTGTTGTTTGTGTTGGTGTAATTGCCGAGAATTTTTGATAATCTTTATAAGCATTTTTTATACAATCAGTAATTAAAGAAGTGTTACTTGCAGTATTATTTTTTGGATTATTCGCATTTGCTTGTCTTTCTTGTTCAATCTTATCTTGTTCTAATTTTTCAATTATGGATTGAAGTAAATTTTTTCTTAGTGATTGTATATAATCATCAAGAATTGGTAATGAAGCGGTTGGTTGTCTAACTCCTGTAAAATAAGTTGTAAAAGAACCTGGCGAAATCCTATGACTTACTTCCAATATCATATAAGGTCCACTAAACATAGGAACATTTCTTAAATTAAAATACATTGTTGGTTGTATTAACGCGTTACCCATCATTGTAACTTGACATCTATAACTTCTATTTTTATATAAATTATATAAAGATACGCTTTGAGTCGCTCCTTTTCTATTACGATTTTGATTACCCATTTGAGTAGTAACTTCAATACTTTCGGCAGTCGCTTTACCGGCAGTTTGGCTAACATCAAACCCCATAAAAATCTGTTGATTTTGAGGTCCTATGTCTACATTAAATCCAACTACTTTATTAGATAAAGCCCAATCTTTTTTATTAATTTGGTTTTCCACTAACGGATTATCACTCGCTCTTCTCAATTCAAAGGCGTCATTTCTAAATCTATAATCAACGTTATTTTTTAAATCTAATTGTTCACTAGGTTTTCCGCCGTAAAAACAAACTAATTTAGAGGAAGAATTTCTATAATCAACATTTAAAAATGTTCCAAATAAAGTATTTGCAAATTCTAAAGTACCTTCAGGTTTTGGGATTGCGTTTTTTACAACATCTTGCACATTATAAAAATTAACATAAGTTGGTAAATTCATAACAACAAAATGATTCTCTACTAATATTGTTTGAACAAACCCTAACACATCAATTTGAGAATCTAAATTTTCTAATCTATTTTGTAATTTAAAAATATCGACTAGTATTTTTTCTCCAATATTTCTACTAGCCCTATCCAATAATAGAACATCTTCAAATAATGTTTTATTTTTAACATCGTTTCCGGCAATCCATTTATCATTTAATGATTTAAAAGATTCATACAATTCTGATTTTGACTGAGTTCCTCCATTAACTTCTGAAGGTTTTTTAACATCAACAGTAATTGTTGTTTTAGGTAATTTTGTCGCAATTTTAATCATTAAATTATCCAAAATTTTGTTTTGGAAGCTTAAATTAGAACCTAAATAACTCGTCATTAAATTATAAAAATCCCCTACTTTTATATTATTATTAATTAATTTTTGTGTCACATATATTTTGATTATCGGAGCGAATCTAATTATATTATCTTTTTTAAAGGCCACATTAAAATCAATAAAAAAATCAGTTATATAAGAACCGTTGTTATCGTATTTTAATTCGGGTATTTCTGAAAATCCAACATATGATTTTAACGTCTTCCACTCTTCTGGAAAATTTGAGACCGATTGTGATAATGTGACCGAATTACTACTTGTTGGTAATGAATTTGGTGTTTCAACACTATAATCTTCCCAAGTATATGGGTCGGTTAAATCTAATTGTGAAAACGTTTTAAATAATCTTATATCATAGGATGATGGATTGCCGTGTTTAAATACTACATCGTATGTTAAGAAAGATTTTAACACACTTCCTATTTTTTGTAATTGGTTATTTTGTATTGTAGTTACAAATTCGGTTCCTCCGGTATAAGGTTGTTTTTTAATTTTCATCATTTCAACCATAATTGATTGAAAATTTTTAAACATAATGTTTGAGGGTAATTCGCTATTACCTCCTGATTCTGTGAATATTTCAGGGTCCGTAGTTAAATTACCTAAATCAGAGTCGTAGATAGATTTTGAAAAATTCAAAAACATAGTCTCAAATTTATCTAAAATTTCTTTTTCAAAAACCGAAAAAATTTCACTTATTTTTGTATATGAACCACTTGATTTAATTGAAAAGTTTTCTTGAATACTTTCTCCTGTTAATACCGTTTTTAGATATTCTTCGGGTGAAGGTTTTGATACCAAACCATCGTCAAAATACCCATAATTAGGTGCCGCCCAAAAAAGTCTCACAGAGCCATTATACATTGAGGAGTTATCAAAAACCTCATTTGTTAGTCTATATGTTGGTGCGGTATTTAAATTAAAACACTCCGATAACGTTTGATTAAATAAAGAACCTTGTGATGGCATTACAAATAAAGAATCGGGTTCTAAAAAACTATCCACTGTAACAGACCAAGGTACAATTCTTAAATCTCTATTTGGTATAGATTCATCAAAACCTTCATACAAATTGATTATAGCATCATCAACATAATTTAAAGTAACTCCTGAGCTAAACCCTGATTGTATATCACTTTCGGAATACGAAGAATAAATTTCATACCCTTGATAAAATACATTAAAATCATTTATTAATTTTGGATAAAATCCAGTATTAATAACCGTGGATAATTCAGCTCCTATGGTAGTATCTTTTTGTAATACAATGTCAATTTGAGAATTGTTAAAAGATAAACTATACACTTTTTCTTTATTTTGAGTTGTTGGGTCATAGTTATATGTGTAACTAAATCCTGACCAACTTCTATCTAAAATATCAACACCTGTTTCTACGTATTTTTTATACCTATGCCACACCGAACCTATCTTTAATGCCCAAGCGTATGGTACTTTATGAATTGCTCCAAATTTTTTGATTGTTGCAAAAATGTAATCTAACTCAGTAATTGAGTTGTTTTCATAACTTTTATATTTTTCTTTTAATGTCGCAATAGGTAAACTATTAATAAAATAATATGCGGAAGAAACAAAAGGATATTCTGAAAAATTTCTAAAATTTTGAATACCTTCTTGTATAGAATTAATAAAATAAGGGGTATTAAAAATAGATGTTGTTTGTTCTGGTCTAACTTGATTTGTATAATCATTATATACAATATTACCTTCTGTGGGTAATTGGTCTTTAATTCTTCTATTCTGATAAAACGCTTTTAATGTTTGGGCGTTTAAGTCTCCAGGACTACTGACATAAGGATAACTTAAAGATATGTAATTAAAATTAGTTATCGGTCTTATCTTTTCAGTTGTTTCTCCTTCAACAAAATTAGTAATTATTTTTCTTTGTTGATTGTATTTTAAAACTTTTGTTGTGTTAAATGAATCTTTTACTTTAGAAAATGATGATGAGTTTGATAAATTTTCTTTTGACCATTTTTCATTTATAAATGGGTATGTGTCTGAAAAATCAAACTCGTTGGATGTTGTTGACCCTGTTATATATTTTGAAATTTTGTCTTCGTTTTCAACTGATACTTGTGGTTGTGTTTTTACACTGTTTAATATATTACTATTAATAAAATCGAATTGTCCATTAATGATTCTATTATTAATATAAGAAGTGTTATATATTCCTCTAATATAATTTTGCCAACTTTGACCTAATCCTTGGTTTGAAAAATGCCTTAGAATCAGCAAATAATTAGACGCATTTATTCCATAATCGGTTAATTTTTTAATCAAAAATGGGTCATTACTAGATAAACTGTTATTTAAATTAATACTTTCGCATTCAGCAATTAAATTAGTAATTTCATCAGTATCAGTTGTTGACAAGGATGCTCTAGATAATTTAGACATATTAGAAATTAAAAGTATTCTCTCGTAAATCTCATAAAAGAATTTAACTTCTTCTTTATTACTATAAACATCGTTTCCTATTGGAAATTCAATAGCGTCAAAACTAATTCTTTTAATGTCTAAAACATTATTTTCAACCGGAATTGTTTTTGATGTGATAGTTTGTTTTTCAACTAATCCTCTAATAAATTCTTCGACAAATTCTACTTCAGGCCAAGTTCCATCAATATTACTTTTAGTTAATGTTTTTAAATCATCATCACCTGGATATCTAATCTCATAAGTTTCTTGACCATTTTCACCAGCGGTTGCAACAATTAATTGTGGCCACGGATAAATTGGTGTTTTATCGTCTCCCAAATTATCGGGTGAAGCTCCCGCAACTTGATTATTGAATATTGCATTTTTTCTATGTCTCAATAAATCCTCATCGCTGTTTATATCCCAAGCTTGTTTATGAACATCATCTAATAACCTAATAAATGCCTCACAGTTTGCAAAAATAACCGCCAAAACATTTCTTATGTTCGGTACAAAACCGATACCTGAATTTTTATCTTGTAATAAATCAGATAAAGCGTTTGTTAAATCAGTTTCTATTTTTTCTTTATATTCTTTTAAAGTTTTTGATATGTCATTTAATTTATCATTAAATGTTTTAGTAGGTAATTTTATATTAGTTACGGGGTCTTTAATTTCTATTGATTTTTCAAAAACAAACCAATCTTTAACGGTTTTTTTATTACCATTATTATCTGTTGTCTCTACGGTATTGAATAAATTTGATTTTTTAACTTCATCTATAAAAAGTTTTATTTCTTCACTTTGTTCATTTAATTTCTTTTTATCTTTTTTCCAAACAATATATGTTTCAACCCAATCAATATCGTTATCAAAACTCACGTTTTTAACTATAAAATCATTTAAAGATATGTCACATTTAATTGCCGTTGATTTATCACCTTTACCACCAATCTGATACGAACCATTTTGCCCAACGGTTTTATTACCATTTAATTTAGTATTATATTTATCTATTATACTTTTTTCTAATTCACTTTTAGCACCTTTATAATCCGTTATATCTTTTTTAAATGTATAAATTTTTGTTTTATCTTTTAATACGATATAATTTTGATTGTCCATATTTTTAGAAAACCAAGAACCATTTATTGCGGTAAAAACATCTTTCTTATACTCTGACAACGTGTCTTGATATGTCTTTAAATAATTTAAAGGTTCCATATTCTGTTTGGTAAAAGAATCAAAAATATTTTTAATAAAATTTGAAATGTTATATTTCATTTGAACTAAGGTTAATTCCGGAAAATCTTCAGGTACTAATCCTTTTGTTTTATATTCACTATAAACTTCTTTAACTTTCTGATACCCTTTTTCAATTACCGAATCTTTAACATTAACATATTGAGATGGAGTTCCTTTTTTTGTTTCAATTGTTAAATTATTTTTATACATATTTGGAGTCGCTATTAACGCCCCCATCATAATTTCAGCCAACATAGTATATTTGTAAGTGTAAAAAGTTAATGTAATATCAAAATTGGTTGTATTATAATTAAATGAAGATGTGAAATTTTGTAACATTAAAGGTAATTTAACCGCTCTACCGTAGTATCCCTTTATTGTTAAATTAAACATTGGATACGGTAGATTAAAAAATGCGGCATATGGTGAATTATCTCCTGACTCAAACAATGCTCTACCTTTTACGTCTATTAATTTTATTGTAATAACAGGCATAAAGGAAGTATTCTGTCTAATGTCAATAGAAGTAATTCCTAATAATCCATTATCAGTCGCACCGGCCTTTCCATTAGATGATATTGTTTGTCTTATGTAATAATCATTGTCTTTTTTTGGGTTTTTAATCGATTCTAAATTTGGTTGATTAACCCCTTTACCTTGTATTGTATCTTTTCCAGTTAATTCGTCAGTCCAAGAATTATCTAAAAATTCTTTTCCCCCTGGTTTTAAAAAATTAATACTAGCAATTGATACAGTTTGTATTTGGTCGTTACTCGCAACCCCTAAGGCCAATTTCGTTCTTGGTAAAACATTACACTCTAAATTGGCATACATAACTAAATCTTCTTGATTTACAAATCTTTCTTTTGCCTTTCCGTTTTCATCAATAACCTTGTTTGGGTCTATTACCGTAATGTTGTTGTAGTCAAATTCTACTAATATATTTTCTGTTTTATCTACCATAATAGAAGAAATGGTTATTTAATTCGTTATTGTAATCTTGTAAAGAAGCTACTAAAGGAAATGGAATTGTCAATATAGAACCGTCAGGTATTTGCCATTCTTGTCCACCATAAATCGGATTCGCTAACATTATTAACCATCCAAATGTTGGGGAATCATAATATTGTTGTGAAATTTTATCTAATCTACTTTGTCCGACTTTATAAATATACCTTTTATCTGTGGTTTTACTTGGTAGATTAATATAAGGAACTACAGTTTGTTCCCCATTAATAATAAAATTATTATATCTATTATAGTATTGTTTTCCCATTTTTATAAAAGTATGTATTTATTAGTCCATGTATCGTCATTATCTATATTTTGTGTTTTGTATAGATTTTTAACATCTTGAGTTTGTTGGTTTAGATTTCCTCCAGGAACTGTTGTGTAATTAAACTTTCTAAGTTTTCCTTTTGGGTACATTTTTTCAGTGATACCGTCTATTAAGTCTTTATATTCTTTAGATTTTTTAATTTTTGTGAAAAGTTTTTCTTCATCTTTTAATTCATTAGAGTAAGATTTTGATAAATTATCAACAATTTTATTAAATTTTTTCTTTAAATTTGGTACCTTTAAAAGGTCACCTGATATTATTTTGGTTTTAAATTCTTCTTTTTTATTATTATCTGCAAGAATTCTAGCCATTACACTAAAGAAAAGTTCATTATTATTACCTGTAAAATTTTGTTCGTTTGCCATTTGGAAGTCTCCGTCTTCATAAGAAGAAGATGTTCCGTCATCAAAAACTTCAATATATGTTAATATATTTTGATTATATTGCTGTAAACAAGAAGATAAAGTTTCAAAATCATCAAAAAATTCTATATAAGTATCTTGAGGGTTATTAGTACTAAGATTACTTACATTATCGGTTCCTGAAATTGTATAGATTCTTGGGTCACCAGATTCTAATATTTTTCCATCAGTCTTATCATAAACTAAATTACATTTTCTTATTATTTGAATATAATCTTGTTCAAACAAAATTAATTCTTGTAATAATGTCGCTACTGAAGTTGATAATGGAGATTTTAATTCGTTAACATAATTAATCATGTTAGTGGTTACTAATTCAATATCTTTATCACTAAACCCATTATTATTAACACCATTAAACAAATAATCCATTATAGGGTTTGTTCTATCTTTAATACCAATTATTACATTTTCAAATAACTTATCTATTCTACCTCCTTCACCTTCAGGTTTACCATATAAAATAACATCATTAGATGCGTCTGCCTTAATTTTGCCCTTAAAATATTTTCTTTTTTGACTAACAAGTTGCATAATACCAAAATTAGTTTGTAACATTATTTTTTCCATAGTGTTAAAAACATTTTCCATATATGTTTTGGTGTTATCTACTAAACTATCCATTATTTTTTGATATGATGTTTCTCCTGTTTGTCCATCAGTTACCGGAATATTAGTTATTACCTCCCCAATTGTTGTGCCTCCGTTATTTTGTGGTTGGTTTTGTGGAACAGGAGGTGACGCAGCTGCTTCTTTTTCAACGATTGATTGAAGTACTTCTTTATCTAAAGCTGAGGTATTTTCCGTCCAAACCGCTCTCTCGTCATATATCTCTGTGTTCGCATAATAATTAAAAGATAAAGCATTTTGTAATTGTTCAACTGGTTTAGATAATCCGTGACCACCTATAAATTTAACACTCATAGTTACGTTGACAATCATTGGTTGAATTCCAATACCTTCGGGATTCATATCATATATAAAAGGTTCGTAAGTGAATGCCATGCTGTCTGGAACAACTTTAGTGTGATAAAAATCACCTATTCTTAAAACCAAAACCGGTGGAGCACCAAATGAAGTATTTAAAGAATCATTATATTTTGGTTTTCCGTCAGTTCCAATTACAGGTATTGTTTCTCCAGGTCTGACGCATTGATTCAAAAAAGTTATTCTCGAATTAAGTCCCTCTGGAGTCATAGAATGAAATGCGGGTGTGAAATATTTTATTTTTTGTTTAATTGAATCATAAACCATTGGGTCTTTTTCTTGTATTAATGAAAAATAATCACATTCAGTTAACAAATTTCTTAAAACTATTTTTGAAATTCCTTCTTTTTCTTGTTGGGTTATTGTTTTTTCAACCTTTGGTTTTTTTGGTATAATTGTTTCAGTGGTTATTGTTTTTTTCTGAACCGGGTCAGTTTCTCCTACAGTAACATCAACTGAAATAATTGGTTCTATACTAATATTTTTAATTGCAACTCTTCTACAAGCCATTGCGTTTGTTGAGTACCATTGAGAACCATTGTTTGTTACTTTGCCTGCAACACTTCCTCCTGTACTTCCTGTTATATTTTTATTACAATTAACTTCAACTCCAGAAAATTTACCTTCTCCTTTAGGTGTTACTTTTGTAGTTTCACCACTAGCCTCAGGAATAATCTTTATTTGTCCATTTTTAAAAAATTCTTCCAATTTCACTCCACCAACCTCTTTTGTTTTTAAAAAGTTTTCCATCGCCTTAATCCTTCTTTCCGATAACTTTTGATTATATCCCACATCACTTAACGCCGACGCTGAACCAAGAACGGTTATAGTCATACTTAACGCTTGTTTTTCATTAAAAAGTTTATAAGTATCGGTAATAAAATTTTTTTCTCCTTCTGTAAATTTTTTGTAATTGTTTTCTATCACACTTTTGAAAAAAGGTTCTACTTCTCTATTTTCAGTACAATAAGTTTCATTTTTTTTACAAAAAGGTGAATCAGGGTCAAAATATGTTTTCGCGTTTTCAACATATTTTTTTTGCATTGTTTCAGTATTGTACGATTTATATAACGGTTCGTAATTCGCGTTTGTGTTTGATGGTTTAGGAATATCGTTTTCAAAATAAAATGATAGACCTTCGTATTCAGTTTTAAATGTACTAAAATCAGGCGTTACCGTGGTTGCAATACCTTTTGTATTTTCCGCCGGATTAGTCTCCCCATCAATTGGTAAATCAGTTTCAATACTCCTGACTAATTTTGATGCCTCAACGTCAGTTAATCTTGGGTTACTTAGTTTTTCCTGTATTAAATACAAGTCTTTAGACGGTATTCTATTGAATTTTTTTGCTAATTCGTATATATCGAATTTAACACATCCCGCAAAAAATGAATCTAAAATTGAATTAACTCTTTCTTTATTAGCACCTTTTAATTGTTCTTCAACAATTAAGTTTAAAACTGAAGGGCTATCAACAATTATTTTCCAAGAAATACTTCCTGTTCTTTGTGTACTTTTGTAAGTATATATCGGTTCAGGTCTACCCATAAATTCGTTGGGTGTCCATCCCGCGCTGCTTGTATCATTAAATTTTAAATCATATGGTGGAAACCACATCACTCTACCTCCATTAGGTCCCTTTTCACAAACGGGTAATTCATCATAAGTAAAACCGGGTCTACTAGATGTCCTCCACGCCAAATTCTCAATTGAGAACATATATTTTTTAGCATATCCTCCTCTTCCAAGTGGGTTGTTTGCAACTATATTAGTTGAGTTTGGATTTTTTAGTGGCGCAATATTTAAATTAAAAGTGTTATCAAAAACTGAATTTGTAAATCTTCTTCCTGATTTAGTAATACCGTCAGTTTTTTGTAAGTCAGCGTAAGTATAATATGGTGTGTCTTTAGTAAAAACTCTACAATATTCAATACCTTTTTCATCTCCAGTTGTAAAATCTTTATAAGATACGACTTGAGAGCCCTTTGTCATTTCTTTATACCCATCATTAAAAACTTTACTAACTTGATTAATCGCATTACCAACATGTTTTAATCTTGTTATTCCCGCAACATTATCGGCAGAATTTATTAATCTTTGGGTTTGGTCTAATATTGAATTTTCTTTAAAGGTTATATTAGTAGACTCATTACTTTCATAAGCACTACTGATTAAATTATATTCCTCATCTAAACTTCCTTTACCACCACCTGGTGTTGCGTTGTATCCGGCGGCTCCTTTGTATTTAGGGGAGACCCAAACAAATTGACCGTCAATTGTTCCTCCGTCATTTAAAGTTTTTCCCGCTAAACCAAAATTTAATTGATTTTGATTTCCTTCGTATAATATCGCCAATTCTGAAGGACCGTAAACCGGAGCCATTACTTGTTGTCCAACAGGGTTAACGGGAACTTGATTTGGTGGAGATGTAATAGTTCCAGGTTCAGCGTTTCTACTACCAACATAATAAGAACTTACTAACGTATCATTTGCCGCGTTGATTAAACTAACGGCTAAATTTACTACTCCTTGTGCGATTCCTAAAATACCTCCATAATTTTTATTATACCCAGGTTGGTATCTATTTAAATCTAAAGTATTAAACAATACTGACCTTTGAGCATTACCAGTATTCGCTAAAAATATTTCAGACGGATTTCTAAATTTATTAAGTATCGGTCCTAAAAAACCACCTGTTAATTGGTTTACAGTATTTAACGCTTGAGATGCTTGTTGGTAAACTCCTCCGTTTATTTGATTCTCATCAAAATAATCTCCGGGTATTGGTGAAACAGGCCAATACGCTCCCCCTAATCTGGTTAGGAAATCGGCCGCAGCGACTAATGGATTTTCAGGTCTTGTAATCACCCAATTTCTATAAACCAAAGGTTGTTGTCCCGCTGCAATCAAACTGGCTTGAAAAGGGTCTGATAAACCTTGAGTATTTAATAATCCTGTTGTGTTTTGAAATATTTCAGTGTCGACTCTCGCTTGTAACGACTCTCTTAATTTTTGAGCTCCTAATCTAGCGATATAAGAATCATTAGATAATGTTCCGTTAGTTCCTGAAGGATTGTCCGATAATAATATTTGATATGGAGTATAACTTGATGGTCTAAAAGACGGTGGTTCCCAATAAGGTTGATATATTTTATTATTAACTTCAACATCGTCAACAATAACCATGTTATCATACCCCCCTTGTGGTAGATATTTGTTTTCAATCGCCGCAGTATCAATATAAAATTCGTTTAATAAATCTAATTTTGTATCATTTGGGTCGTATTCTCCTTGATTGGAGGTAACAGGGCTTGCTAAATTATTGTATGTAATACCAACTTGATATCCTCCGTTTGGTCCGTATTGATTTAATGGATATAATTGTTGTGCGTATGGGTCTGTGTTAATTAACTCACCGGGCGAATCTATTACGTTAGATACTGTTATTTGAGTTTCATAATTTACATCTCCAACTTGTGGTCTATAAAACCCTGGAACACTATACGGAGGTAAATTTTTACCCATTAAAAGTGTTCTAAAACTTGTTGTTGACGCAAAAGAAAGAGGACTTGACATACTTTATATTTTTAATATAAATAGATTCAAATTAATTTTTTTATTTTTACTTTTTATTCGGTATTCCTGTTAATCCTCCGTTAGTGATTAAATCATTCAACGATTTGTTTACCACATCTTGAAGTTCTTTATCTTTAAAGGATGTTTTCAACATTTCTAAAAGTTTGTTTTCATCTATATTACTTGGAGTATCTTTTAAATCGTGAACAATTTTAATAGTAACTTCTAAAGGTTCGTTTGGTTTTTTATTAGTTTCTGTATTAATACCTTGTGACACTTTATCAATGTCTTCTTTTGTTTTTTGGTCAATAATATTTTGAGTTTCGACTGATTTGGTTTTAGAGTCAGGTTCTTTACCTGAAATTTTACCATACACACTTTCAAGTACTTTAATAACGTTATTATTTGATGCTACTAATTTTTTATACTCTTCGTTAAAAGTAACCGGTATATTTTCACCGGCTTTTTTTAATGAATCTGATAAAGTTTTACCAGCCTCTTCTACATTTTCAGCGGCTTTCTTAATTTTTTCTTCAAAAGAACCTTCACCCGTTAATGATGTTATCGCCCCTGTAAAAGCGTTATAACTTTCATCAATTACCTTTGTTTGGGTTTTAGTATCTCCACCTAAAGACGCTCTAAATGCTGCTCCTGATACATTTGACGACGCTCGAAATAAATCAAACATATCTTTACCAAATTTACTACCCCCAGCGGCATACCCTATTTGTTGTCCCGCCTCAATATTTTTAGAAATTGTTTGTAGTGTTGTTAATTGTTCTTTAGCCAACTCTTCCATTGATTTTGGTGACATCAATTCTTCAAGTTTTTCAGGAGATTTTTTAAATTCGTTTATCGCTTCTTCCATACCAAACTCTTTTCCGTCAATCTTTATTGTGTATTGACCGTCTTTATTCATTTGAGCAATGTTTGCAATAAAACTTTCTTGTTCTTTACTAAACGCATTTTCAGGAAATCTAATTTTAGTTAATTTGTCATCAAGTTCTTTACCCGCAATGGCCATCCTACTTAATTCCCCATAATTAATATTCAATTCTCTAGCAATTTCTTGTAGTCTTAATTTAGAACCCGGCATAATTTCAAATCTACCTTTGTCACCCATAGTAACAAATTGTTTTGTCATTTCCGCAATTTGATTTTGTAGTTCGGCAGGGTCATTTTGTCCCATCTCCATTAATCTTAATGGGTCTAATAAATCACTTTGAGCAACTCCTAATCTTTGCATCGCCGCCGCCATCTCAATCGCTTGTTCAGGATTAAACATTTTTTCCGCTAATCCTAAAGTTGTTTTCATATCAACTCTTAAACTAACCGCTTGTGCGGCCATTTTCGCTAATCCATCAACTCCTCCTTGAAAATTAAACTTATTTAAATAATCTAAATTTGTAACTACTTGTTTTGAAACCGCTTGAGCGTTAAGTCCTTGTTGTCTTGATATATTAACAACACCTTCCATCTCTTCTTTAATGTGTGCGGCGGACATGCCAGCGTCTTTAAAGTTTTTAACTAATGTTGCGGATGTTTCACCAACAACTTGAGATGTTGCGAATAAACTTTCTACGATTTCATTACTTGATACAACGTTTCTTCCTAAATCGGAAGATATCGCCTTTTGAATTTCAGCGATTGAGGTTAAATCCCCTCCCATCAATGTGATTGTGGTTAGGGATTCAGTTAAACCTTTACTTATATTTAGAACGTTTTCTCTACCAGAACCAAACTGTTTTGACAGTTGAGCGGCTTGGTCTTCAACCTCGTTCATTTGTTTAATAATGGTTTCAATATTAAAAGCCTTTTTATATTCTTCTTGAATATCAGATAATAAATCACCTAAATATTTACCAATATTTTCTAAAGGATTGTCTTGAGCCATTTAAACTTTTTATTAATAAATATCTTAATTAGGTTTTTGGAGTATTATTCTCGATAATTTTATCCACCAAATACTTTCTAGTATATGTTGGCATAGACATAAAATCTGAATAAGAAGTTCTTAGAAACTTCGCCATGATGTAATATTCGTCAAATAATAATTTACGATAATCAGAAGAAAGGCCGAAAAAATTCAACCCCAAAGGCAATCTCTGTTGTTACCAATTCTCCTGAAGGGGCTTTAATAGTTTTAGTTAAGTCTAATGAAGGGATATTTTCTTTTAAAAAATTTCTAATATATTTTGAATCGGCAATTGGTAATGAATCTATAAATTTAGCGATATTCCCTTTATCGGAGTCTCCATTAATTTCTTGTATTTGTTTCATTAATCTCCAATTAATCTTTGGAGCAACTCTACCCGCGGGATATTGTTCCACCATTTTTTCAATTTCCATAGCCTCTCCATATGATATAGGTCTTAATTTAACGGTAACATTACTTTTTGGTAACGTGGTTGTAAAAAAACCATTTTCGTCAGGTTTTACATTTGTTTTTTTAATATTTAATTCGTCTAATAAAATTTCGGTCGTAAATTTTTTATCCGTTTTAGGGTCGGTTAAAGAAACTTTATATTCAGGTCCGAATGAAGTATTTCTCAAAAATAATAACAACGCCTCAATATCACTTTCTAAAAGTTCATCAGGTCTAAGTTCAGGTTCATATAATTTACCTCTAATTAAAGACATAACCACATTATCCCTATCACCTTGTATTGAATTTATTAATATGTTTTCATCGTTAGCGGTTAAATACCCCATTTTAACTGATTTCTTTTTTGACTTATAAAATACACCACCTGTTGGTAATTGAACAACATCGTGTGGTAAATTAAAATTTTCGGTCCCTGCTTGAATTAATTTTTCATCCATTTTTAAAAAGTTTTTATTATTAATAATATTCTATTATTCTTTAATATAAAGAGTATAAATAAAAAATCCCACACATATATGTATGGGATTAAATTATTTTTTATCAAAAAATTAATACACTAATATACATCTATCCATTTGGAGTGTTGCACTAATTGTTGCAATAGCATCTTGAGAATAGGCTAAAGAATCAAAGTTAACTGAAGTTAAGAATGTTCCTTCTAATACCCATTTTTCAACAACAACTCCTGTCGGGTCTAACATTTCTAAGTTAACATTTTTTTTGTATCCCGCTGCATAACCCATACGACCTGTAACAGATTCAGCACATAAACGAACCCACTCCATTAAAGCTTGTGATGCCGATGGTCCTATTGGGTCTCTAAATTTAACATTAATAGTATTCCATTTAAATCTACCAGCAACATATGTTGAAGTATTTAAGAATGGAATTTCAGTTGCGTTAACTGTAAAATTTGGTCTTGCTGCAGATTCAACAAACCACTCGTTAATACCTAATGTGGTATCAAATCTTAATATAAATCGATTTTGCCTTTTGGGTTCGTAAGGAACCGGCATTTTCATCAATAAATCAGCCATGTTTTTTTATTTTTAATCTTATTTATTTTTATCTTTATTATATAAATATACTATTGTGAATTTTTTTCTATTTACTTTTGTTTTTTTATTTTTATAGTATATAATATAATTATTTTAATTTATATAATTCTTTTTTAATTTTATTAATTATATAATTTTCATTTAAATCTTTATTTAATTCTCTTTCTCTTTTTATAATAATCTTTTTCATACCTCCTTCAGAAGTGTCTTTAACAATGAATTTTATTTCTGGATACATCATTGAAAGTTCGTCTTGTATATGATTAACCATACTTCTAACATTTCCTGGGTCATCATCTGAAAATCCTAAAGAGATAGGACCGTATTTACCACTTTTTATTAAATCACCAACCTCATCATAAACTTGTTCTAAGAAATCTGATAATGCTATTTTTTTAGACTGTTCAGGACTTGACGCCCCCTTTGCGGAGTCTAATTTAAATTGTCTTCCGAATTCTTTTGAAGAAACTGGATAGTATCTTCCTTTATAGTCTAAGTAAATGTCTAATAATTGTTCATCACTACTTTGGTCTACTTTATAAAATTTTTCTCTATTCTCGAATTTTAAAACATTTTTTATGTTATTAATCATTCTTTCTTTATCTTCAGGAGATAAAACTAAATCTATAAAAACTTTAACTCCTTGTTTAATAATTTCAGGGTCGTGACCTCTTGCGGTTATTATTGAGAATGGACTTGCTTTTATTAACGCCTTTTTAAAAGATACAAAACTAGGTGATTTTCTATTTTTTCTAATTGCCTTTTCAGTATCAATTAAAAAACTTTCAGAACGAGTAAAATCTCTAAAAGCGTCACTATCTAATCCGACAATTGTTTTACCTTCAAACTCAAAAGGTTCTTTTCCAATCTTTTCTCTATAGATTGCAAAATCTTCAGTTGACATTCCCACAGAGTCTCCGTCATCTGTTTTCACATATAATTTTGTTGGCATTCTTAGGATATTATCATCCCAATCTAATGCAAATAATTTTAATTTTTTTTGTTTCACTTCTTCGTGTAAAACATTTTTTATTAAATTTCTAATTGACATATTAATAAATATCATATAATAAAAAAAAGGGAGATTTTAACCTCCCCTTTTTTAATTTTAGTTTAATTAGATATTCTCGAAAGACGCTCCGGTCGGAGTAATGTAGAACGTAATGTCGATAAATTCTAACGATTTTGTAGGTTTGATATAAATCTTACCCGTCATTTGATTTCTATCCAAATCAGCTGGGTCAGAAGAAACCGTTACACGGAAATCATACAAACCTCTATCTCTTCTAATAGCGTCTAATATTGGGTTAACAGCGTCTAAGAAATCTTGTCTTACTTTTTGGTCGTTTTGTTCAAACAATAATCTAACTGATACTGCCGAAATCAATTTACGAGCTTGTAACAACAATCTTCTTACATTGATTCTATCAAGAGCCGACTGTCTAATTTGTAAAGTTTTGTTACCCCAAATTACCGTACCAACATCAGAGAAGGTTGCGATTGGGTTAATTCTACCATTATACAAGGTGTCTCTATCTTCTTGAGTTAACTTTTTACGAGCCTTAATACCGTTTACTAAACCTCTTGTATAACCCGCAGCTGCGAACCAAGGGAATGCAATATTGTCAGTTAACGCTAAATTTCTAGTTACCTCAGCGGTTGCCGGAATGTAAACTTGAGTGTTATTAACAGTATCTCTTGTTAATACCCAAGGATAGTATGTTGCAGTGTAGTTTGAATCTAAACCAATATTATCCAAATTATCAACCGCTTCTTGTGGGTAAATTAAATCTAATTGGTCACCAACTGTAGGTACAAACATATTATAATCAGGAGTTGTACAGATATATAATGAATCCGCTCTATCGTTTTCAATCATATCAACCGCATCTTCCACAAGATTTGAATGATTAACATAATCAATACCTGGAGTTACGAATACGTTAATATTAACCGCTTCAGGATTTGCAAATGTTCTTTGTCCTAATTTATATGCGTAATAATCGGTATTAGCCCAATCAACGGAGTTATCACCAACCGTTATTTGTTTGAAAGCACCCCAACCAGTTGCTGTAGGATATTTTGGAGATGCGCAAGCACCGTTTCTATAACCTATTTGACCTAATACATATCTATCTGTATTTGTTCTAGATTCTCTATATATATCCCATCCATCAAAACCTCCATGACATAATAAAGAAAATTTACGAGCGTATAATCTATAGTAAGGATTACTTTCTGATTGTGGGTCTGATGTAAATTCTGCAGAACCAACAAAAAACGCTGGAGTTCCACTTGTTGTAAAATTATCTCCTATTGTAATACTACTAGCGTTTTTATCCATATGGAAACCTCTTGTCTTATAAAACCAATCTTCACCGGTAATATCATTACAAATATTTAACGGTAATTGTTTACCTTTATACGAATAGAAATCCACATCATAACCTACTGTATCTGAAATACCTAAATATGTTCTTCTAACATTGTCACCAGGAGACCTTGTAGCGTTGTCATTTCCTGAAGACGTTCCAAAAGGAGGGTTGTAAACAACTTCACCTGGGAAATCATATTTGGTTTTATAAATTGGGAATGGTGGTCTAACTCCCGCATATTCTCTAAATTGATACCCCTCAAAACCACAAGGTAATGAATCAACAGGAGCATCCTCGTTAATTTCTACCATAATGTATTTTGAGTTTAATTGATATTCACCATCTAATGTACCTATTTTTTTAGCAATAAATGCGTTATCATTAGGGTTCATATTACAATTTGTGAATTTTTCTAAAACAACAGGAGCTGAGTCACTATCAAAGAAATCTCTAACTATAATATCAAAAGTACCGTTGTTAAATGATATGTTTGCTATAGAAATTTTAACCTCTATGTTAGCAGCGTCCCCATCGGCAATTGTCATAAATTTAAATAATCTAAAAACTTTATTACCTCTTAGTTCAGAAACAACCCAAGGAGAAACTGGTGATTGATATCTTTCTAAATACCAAGCAATTGATGTTGGGTCGACCCCTTGTCTTGCGTTAGGTAATGCTGTCAAATCACAACTTAAACCTCTAATATATCCCTTTCTCCAACCATATATTAATAACGCTTGGAAATTTTCTTCTACAAATATTGGAGCTTCACTTCTAGGTTTTCCAAAGTTGGTAACCCCAAATACTTTTGAAAGATATTGTGAATCTGAATTTGAGAAAGAAGTTTCAAAGAAGAAATTTTGATTATCTTTATTTGTTACATTAACGCCAAAAGTTGCGAATGGATTTTTAGTTACCGCGGAATAACCACCACTACAATCCATACTAACTTGAGTTAAACCTGAAACTTCGTAAACAGGACCGTCATCAGTTGAATATGTTGCAATACCTCTTGAACGTAAAGTTGCAATTACTAAATCATCATAATCTAAAAACGCAGTTCCTTTATAAACAAAAATTTGTCCGATTAAAGTTCCAGTATAACACTTAACAGGTTTTACTGTTGTTGTTGAAGTTGTAGTTGTTGTTGTCGGGTTACAAGGATTAGTTGTGGTTGTTGTTGTACTTGTACTAGTTGTTGTAGTAGTTGCGGTAATTATTTCAGTTAAACCAGTAACAACAGTCCAAAATGAATATCCCATATAAGCGCCTCCACCAATATTATCAAATAAAGCATAATACCAAGGGTCGTTATTTGGGTCTGAAAAATTGGCCGTATCAGAATTTAAATCATCAACATTAAATACATTAGTTTCTGCGGTAAATGTCGTTTTTAACGATTCATAAGTGTCTCCTGAAATTGTACCGTAATAGTAAATTGAAGTATCTTCTAATTTTGGTAATGTAGTTCCAAATGCGTCATCGTTCACAATATCGAATATCTGAGTTTTCATATTTTCAGATAAACTGGATTGAGAACCATTAAACTCTTCATAAGGAACATTTAATTTCGCTAAAATTTCTGCTGGTATTGTGGAACTAAAAACAATTGAATCAGGAGTATTTGTACATCCTGTAAAATCAACCGATATTGGTAAAACCAAATAATCAACACAACAAGGGTCACAAGGATTTGTTTGTCCGCTACAAATATTGACATCTGTTACTGAACTATAACATAATGTAACAGTTGACGGGTCAACATTAGCTTTCGTTGATATTGACCAAGAAGGACCCGCATCATATCCTGATAGTCCTAAAACTCTTGTAACAAACAATTGATTTGATTGTTGTAAATAAGCCTTAGCAATATATGCAGACTCATATTTAGGGATTTGTGTGTTTATAAATTTTTCAGGTGAAGTGTCTCCAAAGTATGACGAAAACTCATCATAATTTCTAATGAAGATAGGCTCAAATGCCGGACCTTTTAAGGTTTCACCAACGATTCCTAAAGTCGTAACACCAACACTTTGTGCTACAAAACTTAAATCAACTTCAGAAGTATAAACTCCTGGAGATACGAATACTTTACTGTTAGATGCCATTATTCTTTTTTAATTTTATTTTTTTTATTTATTATAGATAAATATTACAAAAAATAACAAAGTTCTTTACTTTATTCATAGTATTTATAAATTAGGTAGAATAAATTCTGCCTTTATTATCTTATGTCGACCAGTAATAAAAAAATAAAGAATTTAAAGATATCCATTGAGGTTCATGACTTACTAAAAAAGTATTGTGATAAAAACGGTATTAAAATGTATAGGTTTTTAGAAAAACTTATAGTTGAAAAGTGTAAAGAAAAAAAAGATATTTATGGTGAAAGTTAAATATATTCTATAAATAATTCTATATTAGACTCTAAATTAATATCTTGTTTATTAACTTCTATTTTTAGAACATCATTAGTGTTTATTTGTATTTCAGTAACATCGTCACCATAATAATTGTTATTTATATAAACAGAATACCCATTTAATAAATTTAAATTAGTAGTGTTACCCACTTTTATATTTGATGTATAGTTAAATTTTTCCGTTAAAATATTATTACCGACAACAAAAAGAAAATTAATAGTTGTTGGTTTTTCTTCATTTTCATTTCGTTTACTTCGTTTTAAAGATTTTTTATCAAATTCATAAATCTGTAATATTCTTGTTACCGCTGGCGAAACTTCAAACTCATCTTCATCTATTAAAAACCCTAACATAGTGAACTCATAACTTTGAATATAATATTTTCTTTTTTCGACATCCATTACAGATTCATCTGAAATGTTGTTCATTAAAATAGGTATATAATGACCCTTTATATTCGCATATGCTTGTCTAGATGAAAATTTTTCTAAAACAATTTGGTTAAATTTATTTAATTCTCTCATTCTGTTACAAACTATTTTGACAGAATATGTTATATCTATTGGGACTGGTTGAGGTATTTTATATATATCCATTCCCGCTCTTTGACCATCCCAAGTCGGAACTTGAGCATAAAAATATTGTCTTCTATTTGGTATTGTGTAAATTAAAGGATTACTTCCGTATTTTACTTCAGGATTTCTAACTATTGTGACAAAAGGAGGTTCAGTATTTTTATCTAAATTTTGAAAATTCCAAGTCTCCGTAAATTGAGCCCAATTTTGGGTTGTTATAATAACATCAACGGTTGGTACAAGTTTACCTGTAACAACTAATTTTAAATCATTTTTAACAAAATCTAAAAACCCACCATCCAAATCAGCATGTAATAAACTCTTAGGTAAATAAGTACCATCTTTATTAATCATATCAACCAATTCCTGTCTTCTTTCTAAAAGAATTTTAGATTCGGTTAAAGGTATATTTTTTTTTATTTTTTTAGGTAACGGCATTATTTTATAATCCTCTAAATTCGTTATTAACAACCGCAGAAGCCATTATTGTTCTATAATAAGGTCTTGTTCCCGCGTAATTATGTTTATTGTCAGACACAACTCTACCATCGTTATTTACGGTATAATATCTAACCCTACTCTCAGTTTCATAATATCCAATATAATCTCCAAAATTAATGTCGATACCCAATTCATCCAAATGTTTTTGATAAACAGAAACTTTTAAATTACCTGGTTCAAATTGATTTATTTTGCTATTACCAAGATTTTTGTTTTCGGGTGACATAATTTGAACATAACCTTTAAACTCAACAGGTGGTAAAAACTTAATACCATCTTCTACGGTCTCACCATACACATCATCGGTTTTTGTCTTCATTCTATCTACTCTGTATAATACCAAAGTAAAATTCATATCCCCGTGTAACCACTCTTCCCCCATTGATAAGTCTAAATCGAAATCTTCTCGACCAAAAAATTTGCCCAATCTCGTTATTGGAATTTTATTATTTGACATATTTATAAATACTTCTTATTATTGTTTTAATTAAGTTTATTAAAATATTGTGACTTCAGGTCTGACAAATAATCTTATCGAACACACCGCATTATCTTTATTGGATTCATATGATGGTGCAAATAATTTTATATTAAAATTAAAACACCAAAAAGATACTAACAAAAAGTTTTATCCCACTCGTTCACAATCAGAATATATAATTAACAATCACAACAAAACACCAAGGGTTGCTAAGAAGTGGGTCGATTTAGACCCATACTTCGCAAAGAAAATTGCCGATGAGAAATTATATACTGAAATACCAACTGAAGTTTGGGTTGAGAAGTTATTATCAGAAAAAGAAAAATCCTATCATATTTGGGGTAAAGTTTTTTCGGGTGAAACAATACACGATTTTTGGTTACCCAAAGGAGCCTTACTAAAAACTCACACAACTAAAGTGGTCGAAATTGACTACTTTAAATATTCTCATAGACCACCCTTAAATCATCAAAAAGAGGCGATAGAAAAATTGGTTGGTTCTAAAAGATTTATATTGGCGGATGATATGGGTGTTGGTAAAACTACCTCAGCGACTATCGCCGCTTTAGAAACAAATGCTAAAAAAGTCTTAATTATCTGTCCCGCATCTTTAAAGATTAATTGGGAAAGGGAGATTAGAAACTATACGGACAGAAGTATTTTTATTTGTGAGGGTAAAAACTTTTCATTAGAACACGATTTTGTAATTACTAATTACGATATCCTTAAAAACTTTTATGATTTAAAAGATAAAGATAATTCATTTATTGGTAAGTTTAAACCTGAACTTATTATAATTGATGAGGCTCATTACATTCAAAATGGCCAAGCTCAAAGAACAAAACTCGTAAATCATTTTTCTAAAAAAGCCGATACTCTTTGGTTATTAACAGGAACACCAATGACAAACAGACCAATGAATTATTTCAATTTACTTCAACTAATTGAAAGTCCTGTTGCTCAGAATTGGATGGCTTACGCTATCAGATATTGTCAAGGGTATCAATTTAAAGCCGGTAACAGAAAGATTTGGAATGTATCAGGAGCGTCTAACTTAGAAGAACTAAGAGATAGAACTTCAAAACAAGTATTAAGAAGATTGAAAACGGAAGTATTGGATTTACCTGAAAAGATTATTACCCCCGTTTATTTAAGGTTGAGGTCTAAATTATATGAAGGGTTAATGGGAGAATACTTTGATTGGTATAGAACAAAGGGTGAGGAATCAAAATCGCTAACAATTCAGTTTACAAAACTTATGAAAGTAAGACAAGTAATTGCTGAAGAAAAAATAGAACATACTATTGAACTTGCTCAAAACATAATTGACCAAGAAAAGAAAGTTATCATATTCACAAACTTTACAGATACTTTAAATCGTATTGCCGACCACTTTGGTAAACAAGCGGTAAGATTAGACGGAAGTTCTTCTAAACCACAAAGACAATATGCGGTTGACCAATTCCAAGAAAACGATAAAATAAAAGTATTTGTTGGTAACGTTAAGGCGGCAGGAGTTGGGTTAACATTAACCGCGGCGGAATCGGTAATCATTAATGACCTATCATTTGTTCCTGGTGATTTATCTCAAGCCGAAGATAGAGCGTATAGATATGGTCAAAAAAATAATGTCCTTGTTTATTACCCAATATTTGAAAATACTATTGAGGGGTCAATATATGATATTGTAAACTCAAAGAAATCTGTAATTGAAACTGTAATGGGTGACAATTTAGATAAAGGTGATATCGTAGAACAGATTATGAATAAAATTAATTCAATAACATAATATTTATTATAAAATAAATATTTGTGAAAAGTATATTAGAAAAGACATCAGTTTTATTAGAACAAATTCAAAAGTCAGAAAGTAAGAATTTCTTATTAACCGAAATGAAAAAAATCGGTATTGAAAAATTACCTTATTCTTATTCTTCTTTAAAACAATTCATTGATTCTGAAACAATGGATATTCATTATAACAAACATTATAAAGGATATGTTAAGAAATTGAATGACGCTTTATCCAAAAAAGACTATGGTGATTTAGAACTTGAACAAATTGTAAAATCAATAAGTAGATTTCCAAAAGTTATTAGAAATAATGCGGGAGGAGCTTTTAACCACGCTTTATTTTGGAAGATGTTATCCCCAAAAAAACAAAACCCTTCCGATAAACTACTTGATAAAATAAATAAACATTTTGAATCGTTTAAAAACTTTAAAACAAGGTTTGAAGATGTTGCACAAAAAAGATTTGGTTCAGGATGGGTGTGGCTTGTTTTAACCAAAAAGGGAAGATTAAAAATTATGTCAACTCCTAATCAAGACAACCCACTAATGAATGTTATTAAAAGAGGTGGTTATCCTTTACTAGGTTTAGATTTATGGGAACATGCTTATTATTTAAAATACCAAAATAAAAGGGATGAATATATAAAAGGTTTTTGGGATTTTGTTAATTGGGAATTTGTTAACAAAATGTATGAAATGAAAACCAAAACAACATTAAACGAAAATTATTTTAGAAGAATTATTTTGTCGGAATCGGTGGATGAAAAATGTAGTACAAGAGAAAACTCTTTTTATAGAGAGTTATTTAACAAGTACCCAAATATTAAGAAAGATTTTAACGAATGGATTGAGAAAACTTTGTCTGAGGTGTTTCCTGACAACTATTATAAAAGAAATGAATATGCTCCAGGGACATTAAGAGGTTTATACGATTTTATGGGAGAACCCGGTCGTTCAATATTTAATAGAGTTAATACAAATTATACCTGTTTTTGTATCTTAGTTAACGACATAAATAAAGTTCTTTTCACAATGAAGAAAAGACCAATAACCTTTAATGTTGAAAACAATGATGAACAACTTACAAGATTATTAAACGCAATAACTTATTTTAAAAATAGAATCTTTAATCCCGAATCATCAACATTTAAATCGTTAATGGATACCGTTAAAAAGACAGGTGGTTTTGGTGATACTAACGAAGACTATGTTGTTAAAAAATTAAAAGAAAGACTTGGTAACGATAATGTTAAAAAGATTGCTAGTATTGGTAATCTTAGTGATACATTACAAGGAGTTGATTGTGAAATTATTTATAATGGAAGTAAAAAGACCGCTCAAGTTAAACCTTTTAAAGATATTAAACTTGACGGGGATAAAGTTAATTTTATCGAAACTGGTGGAGTTAAGGAATATGAAACAGATTGGTTAATATTCACAAATAGAAAAAAAATATATGTGTTTGATAATTCAAATACCGAAATTGTTGAAGGAAATTTTGTCTTAAATAAGAGTGATTTAGTTTTTAAGATAGATTGATATTTATATATAAAGAACACAATTATGTCAATCATTGCAGAACCAGAAAGAAGCGATTTATATCGTAAAGTTAGACACTTATTAGGTGCTCCTTTAAGGTCTATTGAATTAGAGGATGAACAAATGGACACTCTATTAGAATTCTCAATAGACGATTATTCGCAATATGTCCAAGATTGGTTAATTGAATCTCAATGGACATCACTTTATAATTTAAATTTAGATACTCAATCTTTATCTAAAGCATTTACCACAAAAAGTTTAGATTACGAACAAAGATATACTTACGCGTATTCGAAAATTGTTGGATTGCAAGCGGGAGGAGATTCTGTTCTTAAAAAAGATTACATACAATTAGTTAAAGGACAACAAATGTACGAAATTCCTGCCGGTAGAGAATTAAATGAATTATTATGGTTTACTCCGGCTGAGTTAAATAATTTATTATTTGACCCTTGGACATTTGGAGCATTAGGTGGTGTTGGTTTGGGAGGACCCGCTGGTTATTCTCAGTTTGGTTATTCGGGCTCATATTTTATGATGCCTGCCTTTGATATGTTATTAAGAATGCAAGAGATTAATATACAAAGAAGAATTATTGCGGGAGAATTAACATATAGAGTTACCGCACTTCCTGAAGGAAAGAAGGCAATTCACCTTATGAATGTACCAGGTGGTAAATTTGATTTTGGAAATTCTACATTAATGAGAGGTAAGGTTTGGTATTGGTATTATGAGGTTGATGGTCCTGATAGAGATAAATGTTTGAAGGACAATCCTGATATTATTAGATTACCTTCTGATGTTCCGTTTGAAAAGATTAGTTGGGCAGACCTTAATAACCCAGCACAACAATGGGTTAGAAGATGGTTTATTGCATATTGTAAAGAAACCTTATCAAAGGTAAGAGGAAAATATAGCGGTAATTTAAAAACTCCTGATTCTGAATTAACAATGGATTACCAATCTTTAGCGACTGAGTCAAAAGACGAAAAAACTAAATTAATTGAGGAATTAACAGGTGCTGAGGGTAGATTAACAAGATTAAGACCTGAAAAAGTAATGGAGCGTGAGGCGTTACTTGCGGAAAACTTAAACAAACAAAAGAAATTTACCGCAATGCCAAGACAAATTTATGTAATATGATAAAATCGACATTGGTTAGGAAAAAAATTGGTGATAAAACCTATAATATTAAACAACATAAAGAGATTGAATATTTTGAGAAACTTATTCCGTTAGTGCCTGAGTTTTTAAAAAAAGTCGTAACCGAATCTTCGTATAAAACAAATGGTGAAGATTTAATTTTAATCAAAAATGCCGAACATTGTAATTTAGTTTTAGACAATTCTAAATCCGACCACCTTATTATTAAAGTATTAACAAACGTTACCATAACCCCATCTATCGGAAAGATAGATGAGTACTATGATGAACTTAATATAAGTAAGGGTGCTTGTGTTGAGATGGTTTTAATTGAAAACAACTGGTATATAATTTCGTCCGATGGTATTAAGTTGGATTAAATGTATTCTTCCCACCCTTCATCAGCCAATTCATACATATAGTTAGGGTCAATACCTCTTTTCTCCCAATACTTAACTTCCCCTTCAGATAATTTTAAAACTTCTTCTAAAGAATCTTGGTCTTCAGGTTCAAATGGGTGTCCATTAATTAATTCACATTGGTCTTTTGTAAATAACCCTCTATCTTCAGGTTTGTCAACAAGTAAACTATCTCTAACTTCATCTTTAAATACCACAAGTAATGGCTCAATCCTTTTATTAAATGTTGTTACCGCTCTTGCAACATTATAATCACCTGTCATACCTGGATTATTTTCTAATGTTTTGGCATCTAACATATAACAATTAATTTGAATTTCTTTTGTTGGTTCAGGAACTTTTTTACCTGCTGCCTCAAGTTCAGTTATTTGTTTCTTAGTTAATTTTTTTGTTATCTTCTGAACATCCCCCTCTGAAGCCTTTGTCCCGTTATTTACATAATAGATAACGTCACCCAAATTAACATTTAACTTATGTTGTCTTGCTAATTCCATATGTGCCATCATCGACATATCACCACCCGCCTTTGTTTTTTGTTTTGACCTTTTGATATAATCATCCATACTAAGTTTTACTTTCGCTCTTTGGGCGATTTTCATTAGTGGGATTTCTTTATTGTATATCTTGGATAGGTATTCGTAATACCACTCAACAAACTCCTGACCTTTACCCTCAAGCAAGTATTTAACTCCTTTATCTAAAAAGTCTTCAATATATAGTGGAAGTTTTTTTGATTTAATTGTATTACCTGTTAATTTGATTTTACCTTTTGCGTCCATAACCGCGTAGTTTTTACGAGCAAGATTAATACAAGAAGGCCAAGTTCCATCGGTATCTAATGCCATCTCACCTCTCATAAACATATCGTTAAATTCTGCAACATCAGCATCATCACCCTTATACTCTTTACCCTTTTTAACTTTCCAATTATTACCTTTACCAATATAAACTCTATTCTCCACTCCATCAGGTTTTGAAAAATTGACCCCATCGGTGTCCATTACTAGCGGAGTATAACCTTTTTTCATAAAGAACTTAATCATCATTCTAAGATATTGTCTTCCCGTACAAGTAATCTGTTCTCCCATAAACATATCTCCCCAAGCAAATACTTGTGGTGCTGATAAAGCCCCGAACATTGAGTTAATGAAAATCTTAATAGGTAACTGTTTACGGTCATAAGATAATGATTTTTTCTTATCTTTCTCATACCATTCCCCCGCTAAGTTCTTATACATAATACGAGTATTTCTGAAATAAGATAACATTCCTTTCATTGCTCCTGTAACATCACAATCAGGGAACACGTCATGAACTAATTGAATAGATGGGTATAGTGAAGAATAATCTAGTTTTAATACTGACTTTGAATATCCTACTTTTAGTAATCTTGATAATCCTCCTACAAAGTCCGCTTTTTCTTGTTTTTTAGGAATTGCTAATTTGAATTTATAAGACCAAGCTAACATCAACATCTTCCATAAAGTCGCAGTTCCCATAGTAGAAACTCTCTCGTAAGTTGTTGGTACCATTGACGCAAGTAAGAATGTCCCTTGATTAAATTCATCATCGACTAATAGGGTTTCCTCCAAATCGTCATCAAGATATCTCTCAACAATATTATCCCCCGTTACTTTTATATATGTTCCAGGAAATCTTGTATCTAAATTATCGAACTCAGGTTTATCCGCTCTTTTATATTTTCCGTTTGTAATGTTTAACCAATACTCATTCTTATCACGATACATTGCACCAATATCTTCATGGGGAATATAAACACGGTCAGGTGCTTCTGCCTCAATATATTGTGTAATATATTTAAGACCCGCTGACTTAATACTTGAGTTAATAGCTTGAGCTCTTCTAACCGAATGTAAAATATCAATAACATTATAACCCCACATTCCAACCTGATTATATTTCTCAACCTCATTGGCGAGTTTAAGTAAATTCTCACTTTGTTTAATATTGTAGTTCGGATTTAATGTTCTACATATCTTTTTAATATCCAAATGTAACGCCTTACATCTTTCAAATATCCAATACCAGTCGAAATTTGCGGAGTTATAACCACCAATGATTGTTGGTTTTATCTCATCTATAATTCTAAAGAACTCAACAAGTCCCGCTCTTTCTTGCTCTTCATCGGAACATTCAATAACTTTTTGAAATCCTTTATTTGTTTTTAATCCAATCATAAAAATACGACCGTCTTTTGGTTCTAATGAGGTCGTCTCCAAGTCAAATACAAACCTTGTGATGTCGTTGTATTCTTCATATCCTTTAAATAAACGTTTTTCTTTTTGGATTAGATATTGTTCTACTGGAGGTAGAACCATTATTAAATCTTTTGTTCTTTCTCCCCAAGGGTCTGCCCCACCATCTCTGAAGAATTGTATGAGTGAACGGTAACCTTTTAAAGATTTAACCATAAATTTAAGACCATCTTCCAATCTTTTATTTCCTTTGGTCTCAAGTTTCTCAATCATAATTCCGTATTTGGACATAGCCTCTTTTTGTAGTGCTTTTGATGATTGATAAAAATTTATCCCTTTAAGGTCTCCGACCCAAGCAAATGCGGTAAAATTATCTTTCTTGATAATCTTTCCTTGTCCTGGTGGTTCTTTTATTTTATAAATGGAATCGGTTGCGTAATCGAATTCTATCGCAACAATGTGTTCTTCGGGGTCATTACCCTCTAAGAAGGATTTGATTTCTTCTTGACTAATCATAATAAAAATTTAAAGTGGTTTATTCGCTCTCAAACTATTTGAGATTTACCTTACCTAAATAAATATAAAATTAATCTAATGAATTGTCAAATAACTTATGATATTCCCCACCTATTTTTTAAGAAGGTTATTATTTTACTGTGAGTATCAATTGAGTGTATTGTATTAAAAATTATTAATTCCCCAAAATAACCTTGATATAATTCCTCTACAATACTATTGGTTGGATTTACTCCTCCTAAAGAAAAATCAATTCCTATTGTAGTTCCTGTTGTAACGGTTGACTGAGTCATCGCGGTTGTCTGTATTCCATTAACATACGTAAAAACGGAATTGTTTATTAAATCTCTAGTGTCTTGAGCCCTAATTGAAAAGATTCTTAAATTTTTTGACTGAAGTTCGGTTTCATCAGAGTTAATCTCAATTGGTACATTTAGTATTGTGTTATAATTATCTGTTTCTGTTTTTAAATAAATGTCTTTATTATCGACTACCGCAATATATTCTACATTTGAAGTTCTTGGTAAAGGTAAATATAATGGGTCATCGTTTAATATAAAATTTAGATTACTTGAAATATCAGCAGTTCTTCCCGATAACGGTTTTACTACAAGATAAAGAGTAAATGAATACCCACTTGTAGACATAAAACTAATATTTTGATTCGTTGTATAATAACTACCATCACAAGTCGCAACACAAGGAGGTGGCCAGCAAGAACCATATATTGCGGGAAAATAAAGTAAATTTTGACCCCCCAAAACATCCCAAGTTGGGGCACAATCGGTCGCAGCGGTAATTGCTGAATAAGTTTCCGCCGTGTATTGTCTAATTTCAGTAATTGAAGTTCCTGAAGAAGGTGATGACGGGGTTAAATAACTTGTATCAAACACCTGAAAATAAACCGTTGGGTTTAAAGTTATCGGGTCAATACTTCCTCCGTAATCAACACCACTTAATGAACTAAAAAATAGTCTAGACATTATTATGTATAATTTAAACCTTTATTCCAATACATATTTGTTCCATCGTATGTAAAAGATAGAATATCAATTGCGTTTGCCGTTGCGGTTAAACTAACTAAACCAGCGCCACCATTAACAACTTTATGTGTTGCTGAGCCACCGTTAACCGTTCCTAAAGTTACCGTTCTATTTCCTCCCGAATCTTGAGTTAAAATAATTGTTCCGTAATCACCATTTCTAACATTACTTAAATTTAATGTTGTGTTTGCGGTTAAGGTTAGTTTATAGTTTGTACTATTACCACTTACATTCCACGTAACCGCAGTTGATGATGGTTCGGAATAAAAACTGGTTGGGGAAGAAGATAGTGTCATCGTTCCTCCACTAGCATTTGATGTTTGAGATATGGAAATTCCTGTTCCTCCTGATAATGAGAACCAAGTTGTATTTGACGTGTTTGATGCTCCACTATATACTCCTAAAAAACTATTTGTTGAACCACTTAATAGAGGTAAAGTTAACGCCCAAGCTGGTTTTGGAGAGCTAGCTAAATCTGTTGGAGCGCTAACAGTTATGTAGTCATTTACCGATGTTCCGTCAGCATCGTAAAATCTTATTTCTCTTGTATAAACACCACTCCATCTTCTATTTGTTGCTCCTAAATTATAAGTATTATTTGATTCAGGTATAATACTTCTTGTGGTAGTTGTTCCTGTAATACCTAATGTCGTAACATTAATTGTCTGTAAAGTTGTATTTCCTGTTACGGACAAAGTACCGTTTATAAATGAGTTTCCTTGACTTGTAAAACCGTTTCTTACTATTAATTCGTTTGGCATAATTACTTCCCCTGTCCAGTAATGTTTATTTTATTATAAATATATTAAAGTTATAAATATCTATATTTTGTTACGTTGTAGTTTTGTAAAACTTCTGATTGAGATAATGTTTTTCTATATATTAAATGTTGATTTAAATTTCCCGGCCAAGATAATTGTATTCCCGAAGGACCGGCGGAAAAATAACCTCCTGTATATATTTGAGCCGCGGCAACTCCGGCTATTGTTGTTACTAATGTTGTACCACTACCAAACACAACTCCATTAACATAAATTATTGAAGTTCCGTTATCAAAAGTTGCCACAATATTATACCAATTATTTAAAACAGGAATTAAAGTTGATGTTGATAGTAAACCAGTTCTATTAGTGCCATTACCCCACTCAAAACCTATTCTATTAACATTAGATGGTAATGAAGTCCTATTATCATAATATAACCAAAAATGACTATCAGTTGATTGGATTCCATTATTTATTAAAGTATAGATACTATTAGTAGATAGTGTTGAGAATGTACACCATATACTAAAAGTTGCATTTGTAAAATTTCTATAGATTGCGTTTGGTGAGACTCTGGCCGCATCATCAGTACCGTCAAAAATAAAAACACCGCCATTATTTGAACTATACGTTACCCCATTTAGTAATGTGGCGTTGTTACCATATCCACTAATATCTCTCCAAGTTGTGCTTGTTTTATCAAAATAAGAATTGGGAGAACCCGCATCTAAATATAAAACTAACTCCTCTTTAACTATTTTTGGACCTTGCCAATTTCCTACTGTACTCATATTATTGTTACATCAGTCCATTCTGAAGTTGATAGTATGTTTAAAATTTCTTCATAAGTATAAGGACCTTCTTTAGTTGTTAAACTATCCACTGATGAAGGAATTCCTTCGGTGTCCCATTTAACAAATGTTTTATCACCATCAACACTTTTTCTAACCGTGTCAATTGAAGTTTCACATACTTGTGTAAAATCTATTAATTCTAATTCAGATACATTAAATATCATAAATTTTCTATTCTCGTATAATTGTGTTTCCATATTAATTAAATATATCTTACTTTAGTTGAGTTATAATTTTGTAAAACTTCAGAATCACTTAATTTTCTATCATATAATTTAATGTTAGATATCTTACCAGGAAAATATTGTGACGATGGACCGCTTGCGATAACAACATTTGATGAATTTTCCGCAGGACCTACTAAAGGGTTTCCTAATGGCGAAGTTAAAGATGTTACCGTTTTATTAAGTATTCCGTTTTTAAAAATTTTAATAGAGGTTAAATCCATAGTTACTGATACACATATGAATCTATCTAAATCTGTATTTTCTAATGTTATTTGTGTGGATGATGTAACAAGATTAGACCCATTTTTAATCCCTAACCCAATAACTTTGGGGTCAGAACTTAACACCCCTCTAAAACAATGTAATGACCACCCATTTGTGTCCCATCCAGCGTTAGCTCCTTTACTAATTAAATTAGGATATTGATTTATGTTTGCAGGTCCAGACCAACTACTTGGAACATTAACCCAAATCTCAACGGAAAATGTCCCACTAGTAAAAGAAAGTGATGACAGATTACCTAAATTAACATTTTCATTGGTACCGTCAAAAGAAAAAGAAGTTCCACCTGTTGTTACAAATAAGGGGGTGTTGTTTAGTTGACCAATAAACCCATTGGTTGTTAAATCATACCAAGTATTTCCGGTTTTTGGATACGAAAGAGTATTAACCGCGTCTAAGTATAATACTAATCCATTTGTAACTATTTTTGAACTTACAATACTTCCGCTCATAATTGAAATCTCGCTTTTGTCGAATTATAGTTTTGTAAAATTTCTGATGAAGATAAGGCTCGATTATACATCGAGACTTGTGATATCCTACCTAAAAACGTATTTCCTCCGATTCCTCTTGTCGCTATTTGAAATGGTTGTGATGAATCTAATATAACAGGACCACCACTTGATGTTGAGGTTCTTAAAACCCCATTTAGATATAACTTAGTGGTTAAGTTATCATAACTAAATGTACACATTTGCCAAACACCTATAGATAAATCAGGTCCAGTAAGGTCTATAATATTTGAGGTCGGCCTGAAGACACATCTTAATTTTCCAATACTAACACCCATTTCCCAACCAACAGTGGCTCCACTAACAACTTTAGATACTATCGGTCTATAACCTGTTGTCGCACCAGTACTCGGTAAAAAAATCCAAGCGTTTACCGTAATGTTATTTCCAACATCTAATATTGAATTGTTTCCACAATTTACATTATCATCTGTACCATCAAAAACAATACTACCACCATTTGAGGTATTAAATGTTGAACCACTATTTAAAGTACCAGTATTAGTACCAATACTTAAATCATACCAAGTATTTCCGGTTTTTGGGTATGACCTAATATTTGCGGCATCTAGATATAAAACCAATCCATTTGTTACTATTTTTTGTCCGTAACTAAAACTCATATACTTCTAACTATTGTTTTTAATGTCCAACCCGTTGTTGTTGCCGAACTACTTAACACCGCATTATTTCCTGAAACCGCAACTGTGAAAGTAACTCCAGTTGTAACACCAATATCGTTAGTTGAAACCTCAGTAAACTGAGAGCTTGACCCACTCCATATTGACATTATCGTTCCCGCTCTAGCACCTGTGCTTCCCGTACTAATTAAAGTATAATCAAAAAACGCTCCTGTATAGGCACTTGTCGGTATTGAATAAACCGTGGTAGTTCCTGCGGTTAGACTTGTTCTTGTTGTTGTGTTTAATGACGGAGCTAAATAATTACCCATCAAAATTGTACTATCAGAGTTAACATCTAATATCGATAATCCTGAAATATCGTTAACCGAAAATAACGAACCTGAAAAAGAATCTGTAACACTAAATAATTCCGCGCTAGTTCCATTTCCTATAACCGAAAATATTGGTGACGATGTGCTATTACCTGAACCAATAACTGTTAACACGTTCTGACCTGTTCCAGAAAAATATCCCGTAGTACCTGTAAACGCTCTCACGTTTGTATTACCCGTAACATTTAATGTTCCTGTCATTGAGGTATTTCCAGTTACATTTAAATTACCGTTAATTGTTCCCGAACCTCCTGTAAAAGAAGATATTATTGTATTTCCGGTTATATTTAAACTATTTCCTGTAACGGATGTTAAAATAGTATTTCCTGTTACAGTTAAATTACCGTTAATAGTTCCTGTTCCCGCAGTAAATGTTTGTAAATTTGTATTTCCGGTTACAGTTAAATTTCCATTAATAGTTCCACCTGTTATATCAAATTTATTATTTAATGATGTTTGTAGATTGGTAACACCAGAAATAGGAATATTTATTAAACCCAAACCACTACCATATATTGTTCCTCCCGATATTGTTGTCGCGGTTAATCCTTGACCTATCGTAGTATCTCCGGTTATTGTATATGAACCGTTTAATGTTTTTGAATTAACCCATAAATCATATCCGTTATACCCACTAACTGTTAATAAATCTCCAACAGATTTATTTGTAATTCTAGCATCATGTAATTCATCTAATTCATAACCATTTTGAATGGAAACATATATAGAACCTGTTGTTGCGTTTGAAACAACTACCTTACCAATTCTAACATCATGGTCAGGGGCTTGTGGCTTTGTTGAAGTTAAGGTTCCTCCTGTATAAAGATACAATGGCGTTCCTGCGGTATAAGAAGAGGTGTCAAGACCTTCTAATACACCCCCAACAATTACATAACCATTATTATTGTTATTTATTTGAGTCATTGTTAGACCAACAACTGCTGCGGATGTACTATCTGCCGTAAAACTTGCCAAAGTTATTGTGGGTCTTTGTCCTTGTTCTCCGTTTATATAAACCGCACTTCCTTTTGGAATTGGTGAACCAGTCTGATTGTTAACTCTCACAACTAATTCATGTCCCACTTTTAGTTGCACACCGGCATTTTCTGTATCAACCTCTAAAGTTTTTAGAGCATCATTCCAATGAATTCTTCCTTCCTGATGAGTGGTATTTGCGGTTATATTAAAATCAATATAATCAACTGTTAAAGATGTTGCTGAAATTGTTGTTGCGGTTATCCCACTTTGAAATATTGTTTCCCCAGTTACAGTTCCTCCTGTAAATGTTCCTCCACCCGAAGCAGTCACTCCCGTGACATCAAAAGTACCACCGGAATTATTTGTAAATATAATTGTAGATGAACTAGCACTATATGTACCTCCGGTCACATATATATCTAAAGGCAAACCTAAGTATGTTGATGCGGATATCGTAGTTGCGGTTAATCCACTACTAAAAATTGTATCTCCACTAACCGTTCCTCCAGTAAATGTTCCTCCGCCAGTTGCGGTAATTCCTGTAACCGTGAAAGTTCCCCCACTATTATTTGTAAATGTTATTGTTCCGGCAGAATACGTTCCACCAGTAACTTTCGTATCAAATAAAGGAATTTCAATATCGGATATTGTTCCGTTATTTGTGATTGTTCCTCCACTATTTATAACATCTCCATTAACAACTACTAACTGACTATTAGTTTCGAGTATTAAAGTACCCTGAACTATTATATCACCATATATGAAATATTGATAATTTGAATTAACGGTAACGGTATCTCCAGTTGGTATTAACCATTGATTTCCCTCATTTGAAGTTATTCCTGATACAGGAAATGTTCCACCACTATTATTTGTAAACGTTATTGTTCCTCCAGAATAAGTTCCCCCCGTAACATAAACATCTAAAGGTAGTCCTAAGTATGTTGATGCGGATATTGTTGTTGCGGTTAAACCTTGATTAAATATTGTATCACCTGTAACTGTCCCACCACTTAACGGAAGATAATCTGTTGGAAATGTTACTCCACTTAATATATAAGAAGTTAATCCACTTAAAGGTGTATTCTTTGTTGTCCCACTTGAAACGTCATAATTTACTATTACCAATAAATCGTCATTCGTATAACCACTTGGTTGGACACTTGGTAACGCCGATATCTTTATATTTGCCATGAAGTCTTTTTATGATATAAATATCATTGGATTATATTTGTTTATATAAAAAAATAAAACCCCAACAAAAATTGGGGTTTATTATTAAGACATTTTATTAATTTTTATTAAATTTTATTTAACCGTTACATTATATAAGATTTTATTTTCGGTTGATACTACTTCATCATATTTTACTTCTTTGTTTTTAACATAAATTGACGATTTATCAACCTCAAAAGATTTATCAAGATTTACCATCGAATATAATTTTTCTTTTAAATCTAAATAAGTCGAACCTTCATTGAGGTGAACTGTTGTTGAGTAGTTCAACAAGGAGTTTTTTAATTTTTCTACATTAATTCTTACTGTTGTTATCATATTTTTTTATTTTTTTTTAATCCCACCAAACATAATCATTGAACGTTCTATACGAATCATTATCCGACAATTCTTTATAAGTTATTTCATTTTCAGAAACCAAATAAATATAATATTTATTATTTTCATTAATTATTAATACGTGATTATCATTACAAGAATCAGTAGTCCATATATTTGTAAAAGTGGTTATTTGACTATTTAATAGATTGAAATTGAAATCGTACAGATTTATTGTTATAAAATTAGTGATACTATCATTATAAACATACATAAATGTGGTTTCTCCAACACTTACAGAATACCCAGCCGAACCAATAGGTAAATTAAAAGTTGAGGTAAGACCGCTTTCAGTTAATAAACAACACTGAGAATTGGTATAATCAATATATAATAAATTACCTCTTCTTAAAAAATCTTCTTTAAATGAAGTTTGTGGATTATAAGGATTAACCGTACTACCTGTAAAATTACCTATTTGAAAAGAAGATGAGTTTGGAATTATATAATAAGTATCACCTGTGTAAGGTCTAAAATGATATAAATTACCGTAATATTCTACATTTCTTTGATACACCCCTGTCAAATTAATACCGTTAATAACATCTCCTAAAGTTCCGGTTTCTGTTATATGTATTAAACTCATTTGAGTATAATTAGTATCATCAAAAAATGAACCAACAAAACCATTTCCACATTCAACCATATCACTAACTTGAGGATTACTAGACATTAAAAGATTTGTGTCATGATAGTTTATACCTGAACTTGTAATACTTAATATTGAAACTTTTCCATCACCATTGTCGCAAGGAACAAAAATATTATCATTTAATGAAACATATGTTCTAATTGTTTTATCTTGGACTCCGCTATTTTGAAAAGTGAATGTTTGAATGTTTGTATCCCCACTTAACATGTATAATATATCACAATAACTAACGGAAGTTCCAATACCATTGTAACTTCCTGAATTATCATATATCATTAAACTAAAAGAATCCGAACCACCATTATTTGGATATAGATTTTCATTTGTTGTTAAATCAGGATAACCCAGATAATTTAACCTATTATGTGTTGTGGTATTTAATGTATTTGTGTTACCGTCATAATGTATTATTAAATAATCAATACTACTGTCGGAATTGTTCCAATAGATTTCAATCAATTTATTATTACCATAAAATGAATATCTATCTTGATTATAGATATTTGTTGTTAAATCGATATTTTGTAATAAATTACCATTTGAACCATCATATATTTTAATATATTCAAATGAACTTAAAGAATTATTATATTTTCTAATACGTATAAAATTACCGTCAAAATATGTTGAAAAATCCATAAACCCTGTTGAGTAGGTATAAACATCTCCAAAAGGAATTAAAGTATTATTATTTAAAATATTTAACGTAAATGTGTTGGCAGAAAGGTTTTGTTTTGCAACAATAATATTATTATTTGATAATACACCATCATAATCATCAACTGTAAAATACGCTTCATTTTCATCATCAGGACTAAGTGTAGTAATTTCTTTACCATTAAAAATTTTTAAAACACGATTATAGTAATCTTCAAACGTTGCGTATTTACCTCCTAAAATATTATAATCGTAATCACAATTACAATTAGTTTGATAACTTTCAATTACATTACCTTCTGAATCTATAAAAACAACCCATTGTAAATCACAAGTATTATCGTTTTGAAAATATATTGCGTAACCTGAATTTGTTATCGGATATAAATCATTTATATACCATCCCGTGCTATCGATTCCTAAATTAAATACCGTTGCGGTTAAATCACCATAATTTAAATTAACAATACCATTATTATTATTTGTGGTTGTTTTTGACACAAATACAAAAGATTTAACATCAACAGGTTGATTAATTGTTAAATCATAAGTGTAGTCATAAAACGGAACATAAACTTGATATGTTCCATAAGGAAATTCTGTTATATAATTAAACGGAATTGTCACATCACCAATATTTATTGTACCACCAGTCGATGGATTAAAAGTCACATTAGCAACTTTACCATTTAAATTATTACTCGTTATTCTAATTCCTATTGCCATTTTTTTATTTATAAATATTCATTTATTTTCTTTTTTATAAAAATTCAAAACCTAAATCATCAATTGGTAAATCAAAAACTCCTAAATCACCGTCAGGTATTAATACAAATTCTATATCACCTTCAGGAATAAACATAAACATCAAATCGTTTTGAGGTGCCGGTGTCGGACTTGGTGTTATTGTAGGAGTTGGAGTTACTGTAGGAGTTTGAGTTGGCGTTTCAGTTATATTTATTGTTGTCGTAGTAGTTGTTATAGGGATAATTGTTGTTGTAGTAGTTGTTATAGGAGTTTGAGTTGGTTCAGGACAAGTTGGACAACTTGGACACGGAGTCGTTGTTGTAGTTGTTGTATAAGGTCCGTTAACGCAACAAGGAAATTCTGATGTATAACAATTCTCATATGGTAAATCATCCGCGATAAATGACTCTTGAATATTAATAAAAAGTTTTTCTCTAATAGGTAATATTAAAACTCCGTCATCATTTCTTAACATAAACTGACCTTCATATCTACCTACTTTATTTGTATCTCTATTTGTAAATTGATAGTAAATATAATATTCAGGTTCTGCGTTTGGGTCAATAAAAGTTTTTTCTACAAATCCTGCGGGTCTTGAACTTATCTTAGCAACTCCCGTTTCAATATCGACCATTGAAAAGAAGATTGCTGATAATTCTATGGTTTTCATAAAATTATCATAATCGTTACGACCATTCTTTACGACCTGTAATTTTAAAAGTGGGAGAGTACTATTTTTTTTGATAAAAAAATCCATCTATCTTTTTATCATATAAATACTTTAATAATGTAAAATAAATAGATTAACTTTCTTTTCTTAATTTACCGTCATAGTGTTCAAAACGGTTATGCTCAATTGGTGTTAATAGTAATAAACCAGGGTTAATTTTACTTTTAATTGTTTCTTGATATATATGACTCATCCAAGTTTGTTCAAATGGTCTATCCCATTTTGTTTCTTGAAACATTTTTCTATTACCTTCTTTTGTTATAAAATGAGTCCAATTACAATAATAAATGTCACCACTAACATAAGGTAAACCTTTATAAGATTTAATATGTTTATATTTCGACAAAGGAGAATCGGGGTCTAAACCTTGCACAGGAAGATTTGGTTTATTTGGCCAATGTTTTTGTCTAAAATCTTGCGGAACATTATACCACGGCCAACAAGTTGAATTATCTCCGTAGAATTCCGTGAAGTTTATTTTTAAAAAATCAAAATTTTCTTTCTTTAAAATATCTAAACATTTTTGATATAAATTTGATGTGTATCTATTAAACCCATTTCTACAAGTTTCATTAGGTTTGTTTTGAAAAAACATATCATCTTCGCTCCACGCCATTATATCTAAATCAGATTCATTAAAATGGTCAGACACAAATTGCCTTCCACCACAAATTCCCAAATTATCTTTCTTTATGTGTTCAAAACCATATTGCTCACATAATTGTTTATATCTTGGAGTTGTTGATAAATCTGTTGAGTTGTCAAGTAAAAACTTTTTTGTTTTTGTTATAAAATCAGAGTCATATTCTAACATTGATTTAATTAATGTCTCAAACTGATTTGGTGAATTAAATGTAATAACATATAAACCAACCTTACTCGTATCAATATTTTTAATCTCTTGTCTAATTGGTTTTTCCGATTTGACGACCACAGAATCGTTTTTTAAATCCTCAAAAAATTTACCCATAAGACCATTACCTTCTATTTCAGAATAACTAAATGTGTTTGGGTATTTGTATAATAGAATTGTAAATAAACTTTCTTCAGTACCCATTAAACCATTGTTTAATGTCTCAACTAATAAATTGTAATATAGATTATTAATTTCGGTTATTGATTCTTTTCTACCACCAAAAAATCCTCCTCTAGCAACCTTATCAACTTTCTTACCTGAATAGTCATTCATCTTATCAAATTTGAACCCATGAATTTCGGTATTTGCTTCATAAGGAAAACAAACAAAGTTAAAGTTATTAACGTATTTTGGCAACTTCTCTAAAACTTTGTCGTGAGTAAAATAACCAGGGTGAACAGTGTTTGTAAGACCAGCATCAATCCAAAATAGATATTCGGAATTAAACCTATCAAGTATTTTCGCATCATGTAATAAAAACATCTTTGACATTACAAGTGGGTTATACATCTCAAGTTTTGCTTGAGTGGAATTTGTTAACCAACCTACTTGATTAAACCATTCTGGATTGTTTCTAATCTTTTGAATTAATTCATAATATTCGTTGGTCTTAAACCAAGATTGATATCTTACAATAAACTGTGTATTTTCTTTACCTCTATGTTCCCAAACAAATGACTCTAACTCGGGGTCACCGAATATAATCATATTATTTTCTACTTTAAGTAGTTCTGAAAATTTTTGTTTGTAATGCTCGAATGAACGAGACCACCCTTCAGAAAGACTATCTCTTTTTATATCCCAAAGACCCGTAACTAATGTAATCATAATTCAAACATATTATAAAAATATTTTATATTAGGGTCATTATGGTGCTCTCTTTTATACCAATCATCGAATTCCAATAAAGTAAAATTATTTTTTTCATTAAAATATAGACAAGACATTATTAGTTCTTCCATATATAATTGATTTTCATTTCTTAATAATTGTATTAATAAAGTTTCAAACTTATCACAAAATTCTAAAAATTTTTTTGGTGTTCCCCCAAAAAGACCTCCGATAATATGTTTAGACCTATCAAATTCTTTATAATAATGTTGGGGTATTTGTTGCGACCAAAAAAATTGTCCTTCATTATTTTTAGATAATAAAAGAATCTTATCTGAAGTTAATTGATTTAAATGGTTTAAATATTTTTGACTAAATAAACTTATTTTATAATGACCTTCTCGACTATTATCTTTTTGGTATTTTTCAGGAAAAATACCTCCATGAGATAATCCAGAGTCAATCCAATAAACCCTATCATAATTATAAATTTCATTTATGTTATATTTCCACATAAATTTATTATACTGAATTTCATAACATCTATCGGTTCTTTTCATCTCCTCCAAATTTTTTAATTTTCTAATCTCATCAAAATATTTGGTATTGTGTAAATCAAAAATTACAAATGATAATTGTTCTTGAGGCATTTTAAAATTATTATAGAATACATTTTTTAGATTTTCTATTTCATCTGATGAAGTGAAACAAACACATTTTGTGGGATTCATATTCAAAATGTTTTGAAGACTTATCCTATAATGATACTCTCTACTAGGTCTTCCGCCAAACTCAGTGCCCCAAAGATTTGAATAAATAGAGGTTATAAAAAGTGTTTTCATAAATTTAATTTTTTTATTATTTGAATCTTTTATTATATTTTTTGTTATTTAAATCCACAAAATGTGGGAGATGATAAGGCGCAAAATCTCTAGTCGGAGTTAATCTATTAAGTTTTTTTGAATTAATTATTCTATCCAACATATCTCCATCTTCTCCACCCCAACCAACATATTTTTCATCAAACCCGCCATTACCTAATATTAAATCTATATCACAAATAAAAACGCCACCTAATCCACCCGCTCTTCCGTTTAAAGGTCCGTATTTTTTTTCACCTGAATACGCATACCACCAATCTGTGGTTTTTTCATCAACGTTGCCGGTTTTAAATATTAAGTCTAAATCCTCTTCTTTTAGTTTTGCAGCATCAAAAGTCACAATATCCCCCTTTTCTAAATTATTAATAATGTTTAATATTTGTAAAAAATTAGATTCATTAAAAAAAGTATCGCAATCAAACATAAATACAAAATCAAAATTTTCATTTTGTTTTAATATTAGATTTATTTTTTCAGACCGTTTATAATCCCCTAACTCGTAAGGTATATGAATTGAATCGTAAATTACTTTAATAGGTGAAAAATCATATAGTTTGAATTCGCATTCAATATTATTTTTATTTAAAAATTCGGTTAAATCTATAATTTTTGGAAACGTAAATTTAACATTTCTTTCTCTGGTAGACTGACTTTGACCATCAGTCCAAAACAACATTGTTAATAATATTTTTTTCATAAATTTCCTGTTAATCTATCGCACCACCCCTTAGATTTACTATATGGCCAAACAACCCAATACTTTGGTTTAATTGTTGTTTGAAATTCTCTCCATATTTTACAATATCCGTCAGGGTCGGTCATCATTCTGTTTATTTCATTTATATCGGCATCTTTTCGATATATTGTCTCATCTTTTTCATTATGAAACGCTACCACCCAAAAATCATAATCTTTTTCAGGAACTTGATTAAAGTGAACATCAATACAATGTTTAAAGATTGATGAAAAACTTTTTAACCATTCTTCTTGAGTTTCATAATTGTATGGATTTGGTGGATAATTTTTATCTAAAGTATATTGTTGAACTCCTCTTAATGAAAATTTAATTCCTGCATACTTTTCATAATCCTCTAATGTTCTTTCTTTACCAAAACCATACTCACCAAAATCAATCATTTCTTCACCATCCATACCGAATAGTTGTCTATTTAATTTGTGTGATTGGTCGTTCTTTTTAAACCACTCCTTGTCATCATCCCACTGTTTTGTACGATTCTTTCTTGTGTACTCGTGCCAAATTAAAACTTTATGAGGATGAAATAAATCATATCCATGAGTATAAGCTCTCACAGCAATTGAGATTTCTTCTCCGTGAAAATAGTAATTTGGATTATGAATAACTTCTTTTGAAAATTGCCCCAAAGTAAAACAATAGTGAGCGGAATAAAATCTTGTTGTGACTGGTTCGGTTAAATTTTTCCAATTTGGAATTGTTTCGGGTAAAAAGAATACAGCTCCTTCAGGGATAAATCTATCAAATACCATTCTCCAAGGCTCATTAACTCTTCCATTTGGGTCATTGTCTGGGTCGAATGACGAAACATAACCTGTTAATAATGGTTTATTATAACCTTTCTTTTGTAGGTCTTTAACCATATCAATCATCTCAACATCCCAATTTGGTGCGAACCTCATATGGGAATCAATCTGTAATGTATATTTTTCGTTTTTATATAATTGTTGAACTTGATGTCTTGCCCAACAAACACCTTTTGATTCTGTGTATAAAACATTTAAAACTCTAAATCTTTTATCATTTTCATACTCCGATAAATCATCAAATTTATCATCGGGGTGATATTGTCTACAAATACCTAAAACTAAATTTTGTGGATTCTTTGCGTTTTCCAACATACTTTTAATTGTTGGAATTAATTGAGGGTCTCTGTAAGATGCTATTTGAACAAAAATTTTTGACATTTTTTATTTTAAAAATAAAAAAAATCAATTAAATATGAATAGATTAATAAAAATTAAGGACAAGAACCTGATATGCAAGGAGAACCTAAAGTAACTGAACAATCTGATACAACAATTGGATTTGTTCCACAATAATAAGATATAGTATTTTGAGTTACGGTTATTGGTGATAATGTAACTCCAAAACAATCTGTATAATAAAACACACCATTTGTGATTGTACTTGCAGATACCGTAATACATCTACAAGTTGAAGTGGGTGTAGGAGTTGGAGTAGGTGTCATTGTTGGAGTTGGTGTTGGACTAACAGGACATCCATAATATATGAATTTCTCACATCCACTTGATGTATCTACCAATTTAACAATAACTGAATCTGCGCCTGTAAAAGATATATTTGCCGGCGGAGGAAAAGGGTTTGGTAATGACGATGGTAATTCAAATGAGACGGTCGGTGGTATTGTTGTTGAACCTGATATTAAAAAACAATAGGTTAATGT